CACACATTACCCTCCCTCACGATTTAAGAATACTCCAAGCATCACGCATAGGAACTTGGCGAGAGTTCATAATGCGCTTCATGTGTTCAGCCTCTTCATCGGGGTTGAACTCTTCTTCGGTAGGCATACCATCACGGAGTTTACCTTCACTGTCAAACAAATCGGGGGTTTCGGGTTTTTCTTCATCTGCAAACTCACCATCAATAGCGGCTCGCTCACCTTCGACATCGGGTTCGGTAAGCGATTCTTGGAGGGTTTGCCCCTCAAAGGGTAGCCTCTCGCCCATAAACTTGAGTCCATGCTTCTCCGGGTTCTCTACAGCATCCCTCATGAGCATATCACGAGACTGTGTGAATTGTTCACCTTGAACATCGTTACCAGCATCACGGAGAGAAGAAGCGGCTTGCTTGTTCGCCCATTGTTGAAGGCGCATTTCTTTACCATCTGCGGTGAGAATTTTCTGTCGGTTTGGCTGTAATGCTTTAATTAAAATCTTCATAATATCACATCAGTATTGTGGTTCAAAGCCGGGTTGTTCCATCGCCGCCCTACAATGAGGACATGAGTTAGAGGGGTTACGCATACCTGCGGGTGCATCAAAATAACCCCCACAGTTCCTACATTCGTGTCCAACAATTTCGCCTTCACGAGCCTTTAAAATCTTCCACGCTTCATTCATTGCTTTCATAATATCACAGCCTGTTCTTTTCGTCACGGTCGCCTAAGTTGTAGTCCATTGGTTTTTCGCAACTACCACATGAGGCTCTCCATAAAAAATGGAGGAAACCGCAGTGGACACAGCGTGTACCTGCACCAATGTTTAACACATCACCGATATTACGATTTCGGTTGCGTTGTTCCGAAGTAATACCTTTTAGTGGTTCTTCTTCGTTAATTACAGCCGAAGAACCGTAGTCTGTATCTACTTTTACGCCTTGTTTACTTGACCTTACCATATCGCTAAGGTCGAGAGAGCGCATATCAAATCCCATACCTACTCACCTCAAGCGAGTTGGTATGTTACCATGACAAATATATTACCCAAAACCGGGAATACTTCGGTATCAATTACAGAACTTGTACTATTTGAATCCGCAACTGCTTGAATAAGGTCTTCAACAGCCGCCGCCCATGTAGCCGTCGCCCCTACTTCTTTAGGGGAAAAAGGGCCGAAGCACTTTACGCCAACTTTGGTTAGGGAAGCCATCTAAGCCACCTCAAGAACGGCGACCGATTGCGATAAATGTTCCAGCAATGACTGGGTAAGCGACTACACCGGAAGCAACTGAAAGAGTAGTTCCGTCGGTAATAGTAAGACTTGGAGTCAAAAATACATCCTGTACATTGCCAGCACCGCCAGTATCTGTGATACTAACAGGGTTTAATGCACCTACGAAATTAGAACCAGCCCAATCAATACTTGAAAGTTGAGAACTTAAGTCAATTGCAAGCGTACCTGTATCACCAGCAGTATAACTACCGGTAATTATCATTCTGTCTCCAAATACGCTTGGTCGGGGGTCTATTGTTGCTATGCTTGCGGCCATGTTTAATCATCTCCTATTGTTTCTACGGTGTCCCTAACATCACTTAAAGGTTACTCAAATGTTCTTCTACGAGTTTGAGTGCGGCTGTCTTTGTAAGATAGCCACTACCAGTAGATACTTCATTGTTATTCATCCAATCGAGTATGTTTTTACGACTCCATCCCGAATCGGGTAAGCCATCGTTACCTGCATCAATAGTCGTTACTTCTTCACTTTCAATCAAGAAGTGTGAAGCAGGTAGTGAGTGTCGCCACTCATTGACCCATTCTTGAGTCACTTGATTGACTTTACCACGAGTCCACACACCAATACCATGTCGCATCGGGCGTTCAAAGAACGGTCCCAAAAAAGTTACCGTAGGCAAGGTTATTCACCTCAACCAAGAACCATGAAGGTGCAAGTAACATTGTCAACTGCGCCTTCTGCGTGGAACTCCAAACAAGGGAGTACGCCATTATCTTTTGAAGGTACAGAACTACCGTTGTCTTTACCAGTGTTGGTAAAGATAACCGAGAGGGTCTTGTCTGCAAGAGGCATAGTAGTTCCAAGAATTGCTACAATCTTTGAAGCACCTGCTGTGATAATTATTGGTGATACTGCCGCATCTTCAAGGTTAAGTTCAACTGTGACCATGCGAAGACTTCCACCAGCATTGGTGGTGTTGGTGTTCTTTGCTTTGAATCCATCGAGTGCGCCGGGGTATGAACCTGCCGCCGCACCGCCGTCAAGCCATGCTGTTTCACTTACTGGTGTACCAGTTCTCATGTCTAAGTCAAGAAGGACACTTACTGCGGTAAATTTAGCGTCATCTGCTTTAAACTGTAGGCCGTTAAAAGCCTTGTCTGTTGCGAGCGTTGCATCTGTGGGGTATATTACTACTGTCATAATTTTTCATCTCCATATATTTTTTTTCTCAATCACCATCACTTTAGGTCACGGACTGAACCGTGTCCTCCGAAGAAAGTAGTCCATAGTTCGCCCATAGTTCGATACATTCCTTCTTGTCCAAGACGGTTGATTGCGAATGGGTCGCCGGTTTCGATACCGGACTCAAAGTATTGCGTAGGGATAGCAGTAGAGAAGTAGAGGTAATCCGTGTCGAGGAAATACATACGGCTCAATGTGTCTGCTTGAACATCCTTAGATGGAATAATTGGCACACCGTTGTAGGTAGCGACGATAAATCCTGCTTCAATACCCGGAACACCCTTAACTCCATTGTAGGTAGGGGTGATACGCTTTTCTTCCATAAATCGTTGTTGCGATTGGAGAAGTTGTTGAAGGCGCATCAAAGTGTCATATCCAGTGAGGATGACCTTTGGATTTCCACCACGAGTCCAGCACTTTTGGAACAAAGAGTCCAAGTGGTCGAGTGACAAAGTTCGGTCAGTACCGGAGTTAGAATCTTCTTCTGCAACGGACCAAGAGTTTGCACTTCGGTCAATTGAGTAGATGTCTTCTGCGGAACCAGCAACGAGGCCAGTAGCGATACGGTCAAGAGACTCAAAATCGTTTCCAGCAACAGTAGCCTTGTCAACAGTGAGCATCTTGTTAATATGTTCTGCGTGATGCTTACCCATTTCTTCTTTGAGGATTGAACGAATGTCGCCCAGTCCATCATCCTTGTCAGCAAGGAACATTGCAGTTTCGCTCATGTCGAATGTGTGAACAATCGTCTTTGGCTTTGCGGCAATGTGTTGGAAAGTAGGCTTGGTAGTGTCCGGTAGGGTTGCGTTTTCTGCAACTCCGCCACCAACGGAAAACGAAGGTCGCTCGGTGATGACTCGCCATCCACTGCGTTCCCACGGTCGCTTTGGTAGAATTGAAAATGCGTTGAACTCTTGGTTCAATTGGGACCAAACTTTGCGACCATAAATCGCTTGGTATGTTCCTGCTGTTGTACTCATCATTGGGCTGTCAGCCTTGAGTAATTCACTACCGGAGTAGGAATAACCCATTGCATTGCCAGCACCGTAAAAGTACCGTTCCATGTCAGTTACGCTTCGTATGTAATCTCTTGCCATCTAATATCACTCCATTATTTTTTTTTATTTTTTCAAGCCCCTCGTGTTACCGATGAGGCGAGATTATGAACTTCATCCCAAGACATGTTGCCCAAGTCTTGAGTGGATGGTACTTCAACATTAGAGAAAGAAGCCGACTTTTGAATAGTCGTTGCCCCTGTAGCCATGTTGTCAATGCGCTCACTAAGTGAGTTAATTGACTTCATAACTTCACTCAATGGTTGACGAGCATCAAATTGTGCTTTTTCAATTTGTTGTTTTGCGATAAGTTGTTCGTTAGCAAAACGACTTGAGAATTGTGATTCAAGGTCGCCACGGAATCCTTGTTCCATTGCGGCGGCTTTGTAAACTTCGTAAGCGGCTTCAACATCGGATGCTGAAACATTGTTTGGGTGAATGTAACCTTTGCTCATTGAAACAGGTCCAAGTGCGCCGGATGGTGTTTTGCCACCGGATGTAGTAACTGCGCTAATAGCACCAGTTGAAGGAGAACCGTTTTCTTGACCTCGGCCACGAACTTGTCCACCAAAGTAATCAGCACCATCAACGGCATCGGGATTATCGAAGCCGCCCATTTGTGATTTTTCTAAGTTATCAAAATGGTTTCGTGCTTCTCCGGTATTAACACCAGCAGATTTGAGGGTGTCTTCCATCCAGTTAAGGTATTCGGCTGTAATTACATCGCTGTATTCACTCTTTTCAAACGGGTTGTCTTTCTTTTCAGTCATCTTTTCATCATCCTTTTTA